ATCATCACAGATGCAAACATTGGAACAACTTATGGAACAACCACAAACCAAGATGAAATCTATGTTGTGACTGCTCCTGAGTGCCATCTGTGGGAACAATCAGGTTCACCATTCACCCTTCGCTACGATGCGACTGGTGCAGGAAACCTAACAATCAAGACTGTTGTTTATGGATATGCCGCGTTCACCGCAGGTCGTTATCCACTAGCGAACTCGATTATTTCGGGAACAGGCTTGGCAGCACCAACCTTCTAGTCACTAGAAGAAAACTAAATTGTGTAAGAGCGTTCAAGGCCCCCCGACTTGGGCGCTCTTACACTTCTAAACGATTCGGGGGAATCAATGAAAACAGGTCACAAAGTTTCAATCGGGTCTTGCGACCCTGGAATGGTCAATGGCGGATTCGCCTTCCATCTCATTCAATTAGCATCAGCACGCGCAAATAAACTTGGCCCCTTTGTTCGAATCAAAGGATCAGGCTTACTTTCTAAACAAAGAAATCGCGTTGTCAAGCATTTCTTAGACTCAACTGATTCAGATTGGCTTCTGATGATTGACTCAGATGAGCAGCTTGATGTCTTAACTTTTGACAAGTTGTGCGAAACTGCACACGATAAAGAACGACCTGTTGTTGCAGGTCTAGTTTTCGCAGGCTTCGGCGTGGTAGGCAAGCCTTATCCGAAACCTGTGCCAGCAATTTTTCAAGATTCACCTGATGGATTTTTACCGCTTTACAAATACGACAAGAACGCAGTTTTTGAAATCGATGCCGCAGGCACAGGTTGCTTGATGGTTCACAGGAGCGTTCTTGAAGCAATGCGCGAAGCAGCAGACCCAAATCAAGGCAAGGATTGGTGTTGGTTTTGGGATGGCCCTGTTAAGGGCGAATGGATTGGCGAAGACTTGCTCTTCTGCCGCCGAATCAAATCGCTAGGTTTTCCAATCTATGTGAACACCGGAGCGATTTTGCCACACTCCAAGTCTTATTGGCTCAAGGAAGAACACCACGAATTATGGCGAGATTAAAGCGCAAAGAAACGGCACTAGCTCTGCCTAAGTTAGAACGAGCAATTCAAACAACACCAAAGAAGAGGAAATCTAGTGGCAATCACCAACGGCTACGCGACTCTCGCGGAACTAAAGTCATCGCTGACAATAACTGACACAAGCGATGATGCTTTGCTTGAACTTTCAATAACTGCCACAAGCAGAATGATTGATGACTTTACAGGTCGCTTCTTCTATGCAAATGGAACTGTCGGAACACCTGTTGTTAGATATTACACAGCCCTTGATCCTTGGAGCCTTGCAGTAGATGATTTCGTGTCAATATCCGAAATCGCAACCGATGACAACTTCAATCAAACTTGGTCAACTGTTTGGGCGACTTCTGACTTTATGGTTGAGCCTATCAATAACCCTCGGCGCGGTTGGCCTTACACAAGAATCTTGGCAACAGGTCGTTATGTTTGGCCTTACTATCTGCCTCAATCCTGTCGAGTGACAGGCGTTTGGGGTTGGTCTGCGGTTCCTTCAGAAGTTAATCAGGCTTGTTTAATTCAAAGCTCTCGGCTTTTCATTCGTAAGCAGTCGCCATTTGGAATCGCAGGAACTCCTGAACTTGGCACTGTAAGACTTTCATCCCGTCTTGACCCTGATGTCGAGGCTCTACTTCGACCAATTAAAAGAAACAATGGTTTGGCAGTATGAATCCAAGCCAAGTTCGTGATGGTCTTAAAACTAATCTTCAAACTATTTCAGGACTCAGAGTCTATGACTTAATCCCTGACACAGTGACACCGCCTGCCGCAGTTGTAGGCCAACTAGATTTCACATTCGACATCGACAACGCTCGTGGCTTAGACCAAGCGCAAGTCGATGTTCTTGTGATTGTGCAACGCTTTTCAGAACGCTCAGGACAAGACAAGTTGGATGCCTTCCTTGCAGGAAGTGGCACTGGCTCTATCAAGACCGCGCTAGAAAGTGATCGCACTTTGTCGGGAGCAGTGAACACTCTGCGTGTCACAGGAGCCGAAGCAGGCACCTATGACTCACAAGGAGTCACATTTCTCTCATACCGATACAGACTCACGATTTGGGGATAGGAGAACCTAATGGCTTACAAGGTCATCTCAGGCCGCGAGGTCTGTGGAAAAAAACAAGGTGAGATTCTTACCTTGAAAGAGCTAGAAAATGCAGGCGCAAACATTGATGCTCTCATTGCAAGCGGCCACATTCAAGCAAGTCAAGCAAGTCAACCAACCATCAAACCAGCACTATCAGAAGGAGCCAAAAACTAATGGCACGCATCGTTCTTACAAATGCCCTAGTCACAGTCAACGCAGTTGATTTGTCTGATTATGTGGCATCAGTGACACTTAACTCATCCATCGATGTAGTTGAAACAACAGCATTTTCAAGCACCGCAGCTCGCACACGCATCGGCGGTCTTGCAGACAATTCAATCAGTCTTGAATTTCACCAAGACTATGCTTCAGGAGAAGTTGAAGCAACAATTTATCCACTACTCGGAACAGTGACCACTGTCACTGTCAAGCCTGTAAATACCGCAACAAGCGCAAGCAATCCTCTCTATACAGCAAGCGCACTTGTTTCAGAGTGGACACCACTTAACGGAGCAGTTGGAGAACTTGCAACTGCATCTGTCACTTGGCCAGTTAGCGGCGCAATCGTAAAGACAACTGCATAATATGGCACGACTTGTTCTCACTAATGCCTATGTGACTTTCGCATCCACCGACTTGTCGGATCATATTGCGAGCGTGTCACTGAACACCACCTTTGACATCGTTGAAACAACGGCGTTTGGTGACACGGCAAAAAAGAGAGTGGCCGGACTTGCAGATAACTCTGTAAGTTTCGAGTTCCACCAGGACTACGCTTCAGGCTCGGTTGAATCAACGATTTATCCGTTGCTTGGAACCGCAGTCGCTTGTGAGGTCAGACCTGTCAACACAACAGTTAGCGCAACAAATCCAAAATACAACTTCTCAGTTCTAATCTCTGAATGGACACCTCTTAATGGTGCTGTTGGAGAATTAGCAACTGCGAGTGTGACTTGGCCTATTTCGGGCGCAATCACAAAATCAACATCTTAAATCAATTAGGGGGAAACAAATGGATGGCTTAAAAATCCGTGTTCGCACTACCGATGGAACCGATGCGACTTATTCGCTTCGACCAAGAGTGATTGTGGAGTTTGAGCAGAAGTATCAAAAGGGCTTAGCAAAACTTATTGCCGAAGAGCAGAAATTAGAGCATATCTACTTCCTGGCTTGGTCAGCGATGAAGCACAATGGTCGCGTTGTTAAACCTTTTGGCCCTGACTTCTTAGACACTCTTGAAGAAGTGACCTTGGTGACAGACCCTTCTTCCGAATCCACAGAGATAGCCTGACCTATCAAATAGCAGCTCTCTCTGTGGAGTCTGGAATTTCGCCGGTGGCATTACTTGATGCCCCTGACGGAGTGTTGGAAGCAATTTTCGTTTATGTGAAAGAACGAGCAAAGGCGCGAAACAAATAATGGATTCACCAAATTATCGAATCTCAATTCAAGGTCTGAGTTCTACTATCTCAGCCATTGAGCGTTTCGCGCCTGACCTCAAGAAACAATTAGATAAAGAAGTCAAAGGTGTCTTGAGCAAGGTTGTCACACAAGCCCGCGAACATATACCTTTTGACATTCATCCTTCAGGATGGGCGCGTGAGAACAAAAATGCAGGCTTAATTGGCCCATTACAACAGGGTCAAGGCCGAGGAAGTTTTGTGCGCTTCGATGCTGCCAAAGCTAAAGCAGGAATCAAATCAACATCACCAAGTTCTAAATCCAGCGCTACAGGCTTTCGCAATTCGTATGGCGTTATTCAGCGCGATGCCGCAGGTGCTATCTTTGAAACTGCCGGTCGCGGAAGCAAAGCAAGTCGCGCAAGAACCCGCGCTTCACGATCCACAAATCCAACTGCCTCTCAAGACTTTATCCAAGCAGTTGAAAAGTATTATGGAGTTTTGCCGACATCTAAAGGCTTGGGTCAAGATAAAGGTCGCGCTCTTATCAGAGCGGTTGATGACAACAAGAAGAATGCTCAGCGTGCTATCTTTGAAGCAATTAAAGATGCTGAAAGCAAAGCGCAGGCACGAATGGATGCAAATTTGAATCAGAGAGAAGGTTAGGCAATGGCAATTATTGAACGCATTGTCACTGTCTATAACGACAAAGGTTCAAAGCAAGCTGTCAAAGACCTCAATAAATTAGAAAAGAATTTTGCTGATGCTGGCAAGAAGATTGCCAAGGCGTTTGCGGTGGCAACCGCAGCAGCAGGTGCCTTAGCCATAAAGATTGGCAAGGATGCTGTTCAAGCCGCAATGGAAGATCAGAAGAGTCAAGTCCTTCTTGCCAATGCTCTTCGCAATACTGTTGGCGCAAGTAATGAAGCCATAGCAGCTTCAGAAAGCTACATAACATCTTTACAAAATCAACTTGGCATTGCCGATGATGAACTTCGCCCTGCCTTGGCGGTTTTGGCGACCGCCAGTGGCGATTTAGCTCAGGCACAAACTCTTCTTGGACTATCCCTTGATGTAGCCGCAGGATCAGGCAAGAGTCTTTCAACAATTACATCAGCTCTTGCCAAGGCTCAAAATGGCAACTTCACTGCGCTTCAAAGATTATTCCCTGCCCTTGATAGAAACGCAATTGCAAGTGGTGATTTAGTTGCTATCACACAACAACTTGCAGGCTTATATGGTGGCGCAGCGCAGGAAAATGCCAACACCTTTGCTGGTCAAATGCAAATTCTCAAATTAAGATTTGGTGAGATTTTAGAAACTATTGGTTATCGCTTTTTGCCAATTTTGGAAAACCTTGTTCAAGTCATAAATGAACAGGTCGTTCCTGCAATAGAGAGTTGGCTTGAAGCCAATGGGGAAAAATTAGCAGGTGTTTTTGAAAACGCTGTTGGTTATGTTGTTGCCTTTGCCAAGAGCCTTTATGATGCCTTTAATTTTGTAGCTAGAAACATAGATGTATTTAAGCAACTAGGTGCAATTTTAATTGCCACCTTTGCTGGAGCAAAAGTAGCAGCAGCAGTCACCGCTTTCGTTGGTGCTATAAAAGCCATCATTTTGATAATGAAGGCTTTGAGGACTCAAGCTCTTCTTACAGCAGCTTCAACCGCCCTTGCCACAGGAGGCGTTTCGGCAGCAACAGGCGCAGCCGCTTTTGCAGCAGCCCTAATTGGCATAAATGTTGCAATGAAAAAGTTTGGTGACACAGCCGATGACACATCCGACAATTTAGATTTTGATTTCAAAGCCTTAAAACTTGGTGCTAATGACTACACCAAGGGCCTTGAAAAACTAACTGTTTCTCAAACCAAAAATACAGCAGCCACAAAAAAAGCAACAGCAGCCGCAGCCTTAGAACTTGCAACAAAGAAAGGTTTGGCGGCCCTTGCTAAGTTAGGCGTTAAGCCAACAAATGAGAAAGACCCAATTCAACTTGAGGCTGCTCGTCTAAATCTTCTCAAGCAATCAAACCTTGAAGAAGCAGCAAGAGTCAATGCGCTGATTGCCAATATGGAAGCGCAGATGAAACTCAATGAGGCTGCTCAACGCTACACCGATCTCTTGCAAGTTCTCTCTGATGCAGTAATCAGTGATGAAGAAGTTTCTGTTCTTGCTCAAAAGTGGAACATTACAAAGGGCGAAGTTCTTGAATACATCGCCCGAATCTATGCTGCCAACTCAACAGACCTAAATGACGGCCCAATTGTCAACCTGCTAATGAAGTGGGGTCTGACAAAAGAAGAAGCCGAGAAGTATGTAGATTTCACCCGCGC